CAGCTTTATTTAACATTTCAAGCGTTTTGTTCCAGCCAGATAAAACTTGAGCCTCTTTAGGGTCAGCTTTTCTTGCCGCAGACCAATTTTCAGCGTCTTTAATCCAGCTTGCCACTTCTTTGCGAGCGGCAGGAAGCGTAGAGCGTTCAAGCAAAGTTCCAGCGTGATATTCTGGAGTTCCTGGCGTTAATTCCGCGCCTTGAAACATTCTGCGTGGAGGGGGCTGAACCATCCCTTCCATTTTTGAATACTCTGTTGCTACATTTGGATTTTCTGCTAGATACAATCCATGCCCATAAGCCTGTGCGCCTTCGCCTGTGCCAATCTTGGATAGGTCAAACTTTTCAAACGTATGCGGTGAGCCATGCCATACTGTTTTGCCAATCATCGGCACAAACGGCAGCATACCGGCGGCATAACCGGCAGTTTCTTGCCACGGCGCACCACGATTAAACGCAGCCATTGTTTCGCCAGCAGCTTGCACATCACCTAGAACAGGGGTAAAGCCAATCGCTGTGTTTACGATTGGATTGTCATACATCTCTTTACCGGCTCGGCGCAATAGTTCTACTGTCTTGCCACGCTGTATATCTTCTTCGCGTTGGGCAAGGTCTTGACGGGCAGACGGCGTTAGCGCCATCAATCCTGCGGCAAGTTTGCGGTTATCAGCCATTACCGATTGCGCAGAGCGTTAGCCATTTGCTGTTGCGGCGTACCAGCAAAGCGGAATTGGTTGCTATCACGGATGATTTGGGCTGTGTTGCCAGACGGCATAGTCATTTGATTGCGACCCATGCCTTGAATACCAGCAGCCATCATTCGCATAGCATCCATATTGCGCTTGCTTTCATCAGCGGCAATCATTTTATCTGCCATCTCTTGACCCGAACCTGGGTATTGATTAGGCATTGCCTGTGCGCCTTGCATAACGCCGGTATTCATACCGAGATTGCGATATTGGTCTATGGCGTTTCCTGCCATATCCATCATGTCATTACGCAGACCAGATGGCAAAGCAGCGCCGAGCAAGCCTTTAACGTCATTCGGGTTAATCAGCGACATACCGGTTGAGTATTGTGGAAACATGATGAATCCTTACGAAGTAGTGTTGCCAAAGCCGGTATCCGGCAGGTTGTTTTGAGTAAGCAGGATATTCGGGTAGCGTGGAGCCATCGAAAGGGTATCTGCGCCAGCGTCTTGCGCTTTGAACTTGCTTAGTTCGCGCATATAGTCTGCGTACAAGGTCGTGGTGTCAAAGCCTTTAATCTCAAAGTATTTTAGTTTCGTGCCCAATACGAGTAGGCGGTCAGGAAACAGGAACGTATCGGTATCATTCAACGATTTGTTTGTAAACGTGCCGGTTGCGGTTTCCACCCATCCATTAGATTGATACTCAAACCCAAGAACTACGTTTGCACCATAAGCGGCTGGCCAAATAACAAACTCGTTGCCCATGATGCGATACCGCATACGAGGGCCGGTTGTGATGTACGAAGCCTTAATCCATTGCCATTCTTGTGCGGTTTTCGGGCCAATTACAGACCAGCGGTTTGTCTTGTTGTATTGGGTCTTGTTTACGCTACGCTGATAATCAGACGGCATTGGGTAATTGGCTTGCCCAAAGGTAAACGTAGTATTGTAGAAAGTACCCGTGGCAGGGATGTTGATGGTTACTGTGTTCGTTCCTGCGTCAATAGCCGTGACGTAGGTATCTTGCAGAACACCATTGCCGGATACTTGGAAATTTGTGGTGATACCGGTTACATCGTCAAGCTGAATGGTTAGTTCGTTTTCAATGATATAACCATTGACTTGAAGCTGATTGGTTTCAAACCGGTATTCTTTTGCTAATGCTTGCCAGTTATTTTCCGTGGTAAGAGTGTCTCCTACGCGGTTAAATAGGGCTTGTAGCTGGCGTACTGTTTCATCCGTAGTGGAAGAAACTGTGACGGGCACAGGCAGACCTAGTTCAAGGCAAACATCTTGGATATTTTGAAGCAAGGTCGCCATGTGCGTCACCTCATAACTGTTATTCCTCTGATTCTACCTTTTCCGTTTCGGTTTGGGTAGATTCTTTGGATTTACGACCACGTTTAACTTCACCCAGGTTGTTATTCTGGACTGCTTCTAGCAAAGCGGCCATTTGCTTTTGCATTTGGTCAATTTGCTCTTGCTGTTGCTTAATTACTTCATCGGACGATTTCTTGCCACGATTCAGAAACTCTTGTGCTTTGCTGCGCCATTGAATACCGCCCATGATTCGGGCAAATGCGTTTTCTCCAGCACCAGCAACTTGTTCAATAAAGCGGAAACCTTGATGAGCCAGTTCGCGCTTTAGACCTTCTGGAATATCACTCCATTCGGCCAACGGCGTTCCGTTGTCATAGGTCTGCATATTTTTGTAGGCTTCATATTTGCGAGCCAGAACTGGTCTGCGCAGATATTCTTCCGTCATTTCAGAGATTACTTCTACTGTTTTATCGCCAGGCACTTTAATGTGAATAAAGTCACGCGGCTCGCCATCTACTAATTGTTCGTAAAACGATACGTCTAAAATCTCATCGCCGGAGGTGTCTCCGACATAAGCGATTTGGTCAGACATTTGATTCTCCAAGTTAAAAAGAGGAAGGGCGACTTTTTGAGCCGCCCCTCTTTATACCACTAGCGTTGATTAAACACTAGCTTTGCCGAACCAAGCGTAAGAACCGCTTGCAACAGCGCTAGACGGAGCCTTGTAGGAACCGCCCGAAGCCGTAGCAGCAAAAGTCGTTGCGTTGACCGAGCAATCAGCATCGTTAGCCGAGATTGCTTCGCCAGCAACAGCATAGACGTACAGCTTGCCGTCCGAGCCGAAAACTTGCGTACCCAGCGTGAAACCAGGAGCAGTATCAACTTGCGACAGGGCAACGCCCGACATACCAAGAGTAGTAAAAGCCATGTTAGTTCTCCTTAAAGGCTAGATTACAGAGTCGAGAGGGTAGCTTGGAACTGGCGACCCGAAGTCGTCAGAGCACCCGACCAGCCCATCAGGCGAACGATAGCGTCTTGGTTGACAGCTTGGCGATCACCACCGATAGCCACGAAGTTGCGGTCTTTGTGCGGACGGAACTTGAGGTACTTGGTGTTGATGAAGTCCATACGAGTTGCGGTTTGGTTGCCACCGATACCACCACCCAGAACCACATCAGCCGAGCCACCCGAACCATAATACTTAATGGCGGTGAAACCGGCAGCGCCCATCTTCTCATCCGTAATACGCTGGATGCTTTGCAGCGAACCCAGATACAGCGAGTAAGCAGTCGAACCTGCGTAAATCAGGTCAGGGCGGTCGTTACCACGAACACGCGACAGAGCAACAGTATTCATTGCTTGCTGAATGGTCGAGGTCGTCAGAGCAGCACCCGTGATACCAGTACCGGTGTACGAACCATTCTGCCAGAACGTCCAAGTAGCGCCATCAATGCCACCGACAGTCGAAGCCGGAGTGGTCGAGATGATAGCAGCCAGGCCAACCAGAGCCTTGCCGCCGTTACCCGTACCATCGCCATGCAGGTCGAGGTCGATTTTGTTAGCCAGACGAGCCTGAGCGACTTCAACGCGAGTAGCGATAAGGTCAATCATTTGCTCTTTGCCGCTGTTTTGCAGCATTTCTGGGCCGCTGATGGTAACTGCGTCAGCGTAGTTCTTCATCGTCCATTGCGAAGCCGAGATAGGGCTATCCGGCGAAATGTTGATGGTTTCGTAGCCGCTGTAGCTGTTGGCGTTGTTGGTGTTCGGATCATTGTAGAACAGTTCTTCCAGGATGGTCGAACCGCCGGAAATGGTCTTAACATTGCCACGCTCTTTCAAGCGCATCAGCAGGGCGTTGTTGTTAGTAAGGTTATCTTGAGCAGCACGAGTACGGCTCTCGATAGTGGTAGCGATAATATCGCTAATTGCGGAGTTCGCAAATGCCATGATTGGCTCCTTTCAGTTAATTACAATCCGAGTGCCGCCATTGCATTACGCACAGCTTCTTCCGTAGATTTGGCTTCGGTTGCCTTCATACCACCTGTAGGCGAACCTTTAACCGATACGGCAGCAGCTTTCGCAGCCTTGGCAGCGTTATTAGCGCGTTGAATTTGTTGCGTTTGTCCTGTGCTTTGCATATTTGCGGATTGACGGGAAAACACATCATCATTCAACCTTACTGCTTTAGAGTATGCGTCCTTCAAGTCGCTCGCCAGCCCTTTGTCTAAAAGGTCAGCCATAGTTTCCCGAACTTCGTCAAAATACTCATGTTGCTGCGCGAATTGCTCGATTGTCTGACCGAGTTGCGCTTCTTCCGCAATCTGTCGAGATTGCATGATTTGAGCCAGTTGTGCTTGTTGGGCTTGTAACTGTTGCTCTAGTTGATATTTATACGGGTCAAAAGGCACATTTGTCAAGCTATTTACATCAATTCCATAATCGTGCGCCAGTTTCATAAACATATTGGTTTTAGTCTGCGGGTCAGATGTACGCAATACCTTTTCTGCGGCGATTAGGGTAGAGATAGCTGTTTCCGGTGCTACACCTACTTGATTCAGATATTCCATGTGCGGGGCAAGTGCTTTACCTAGGGCGCGACCTTGATAAGCGTCTTGCTTATACTGCTCTATGCCTTTATGGAATTGTTCCTCACGTTCTTGAATAAGCCGTTGCGTATCCGGTGGCAACGCAGAAAGAACCGATTGAGCTTCGCGTTTCCAAGAAGCCCACGGGTTTCGGGCTGGTTTAGCATCCTCAACATCTGCTGCATTGTCCTCAGATACCGGATTTTGGGTTTCAGTTTTATCATGTTTAGAAAAGTGCCCTTTTTCATCACGTTTTTCGGATGTGTCTAATTTTTCCTCTTTTTTAGACATATCTTCTTCATGCTTGTCCATTTCGGCAGCGATAACAGAGCGAATATCGTCCTTATCGTAGCCGTGACTATCGACTGACGATTCCGCCACTTCGGTGCTTTCGTCAATCTGGGTTTCCAGATTTTCTTCTGACATTTGTTTCTCCTGTTAGGAAATAGAATCAAGACGAGCGCCAATCTCTCGCCGGAGGGCTTCTTTATTTTCTTTCTTTTCTATCCACGATGTTTTGGGTGCTTCCATCTTTTCATTACCCACTTCAACGCAGCCGTGTTCTTTTAGATGAGTTTTATGTTGGGAACGTGACGAAATAACCGAACCATCTATCTGTGAGATGTACGGGCTAATATCACTTGCAATCATTGGTGCGCGAATTGGATTGCGGTGCATTTCTACTTTGCGTTCCCACATTTCCAACGTTTTTTCTTCGCCGTAAGTTGGAGACCAAAACTCAACAAACTTTTCTTTATCTGTTTTAACTTGCTTTTCACTAATCACTTTTCCGCATTGGTCGCAAAGCGTTCGGATGATTTCCATTTAATTCCTCATAAAAGCATTAACAGGGCTTCTTCATCGTCAAGTTCAGACTGATATTCGGCAGCTTGAATCTTGGCTTGCAATAGTAAGGCATTTACTTGCGCTAAAGCAATAGCATATTCTGTGTAGTCAATCTCTTTAATCTTAGGCAATACAACTTCTTTGACTGTTTCAATAACTTCCGGCTGATACGTTCCGTCCAGAATATCAAACTCACGCTTAACAATAGCTTCCAGTTCTTCGCGCTGTTCGGCTTCTTTCTGATACTTTGCTTTGCGCTTTTTATCAATGCCGCCCTTGGATTCAACAAAAGTAACAGGACTTGGGTTGTAGCTAAGTGCAGCGGTTTTGCCAATGTAAGCGTACGAACCAGCATTGGCAGTTAGGGTAAATTGTCGATTAAGGCTTGCAGCGCCACCAGTAATAGCATAAGACCCCGCTTCGGCAACTAGTAAGGAATCCTTGACAGTTCCCGCTTGCTGACCAGACCAGATAAAGCTAAACGCACCGGCATAAATGGTTTGGTCGTATATAAAGGTGGCCGAGTTACCCGTCAGGGTAAACGAACCGGCTTCACAGTTTAGTAGCTGGTCGTAATCAAGCCCAGCATCCGAGCCTGTGAGCGTGTACGCACCAGCATTACCTTGCAATACTTGGTCATATTGGAAACCTGCGTTTTGACCAGTTAATGTGTAACTTCCTGCATTACCTTGGATTGCTTGGTCATACAGGAAAGTCGCTGCGCCACCTGTAATGGTGTACGACCCACCCGAACAATTAAGTACGAGTAGGTCGTAATAGGAATCGCCGTATAGGGCTGTGCCGTATTGGGCGGTAGTGGTCATTATGCTACTGTGAACACACCCGAAGTGCCATCAAGAACCACCGAGAAAGACTCGCCAGTTGACAAAGTGACAGCCGAACCATAATCCCAGTAACCAATCAGGTTATCTGTGGTTGAATCGTACAGAATGGCGTATTGGAACGGGCCGATAGAACCACCGGAAGCCGTCCAAGTAGCGGGGGAACTCAACACTAACTTGTAAGTTCCGCTAGTTTGTGTAGAGCTAGAAGTAGCGGCGGTGTTACCGCCAGCCGTGTAACCATTGCCAGCCGAGATTTCTGTTGCATCAGACAGCGTAGCATCAGAAGCGACAACAGGAGTGCGGTTGCTAAGTGCAACTTTCCAAACGTCCGAGCCAGCGTTGATACCTTCTACCAGGGCTTCTACGCCTTTTTGATACTTGTTAAAACTAGCCATTATTGAACTCCTACGATTTTGCCGTTGGCATCTCTGACAACAGATTTAGGTTTGGTAAGTTGTGCAAGCATAGTAGCCAATGCCTGTGTTTGTTGCTCGTTAGATGCTTGGATTGCTTGGATGACTGCACCCATGTTTTGCTGTAGCGCAGCGTTGTTTTCAGCCACTACGCCTTGGATAACAGCAGATGCTTGTTGCCGTCCGAGTTCGTCATATTCCACCAACTCGCCAGACTTGTCCATTGCCTTAAGTTTAATGTCGTTCTCAGCCTTGAGTTGAGCAACAGCCATATCCGTTTGGGCTTTGAGGTCAGCTTTATACTTCTCAATCTGCGCATCCATGTCAGCTTTCTGGGCTTCGGCTTGTGCCTTGGCTTGTTCCAGTTGCATCTTGGCTTGCGCTTCAATCTGAGCAGGATTTGGCTGTGGGTTAGCTTGTTGCTGCGCCACTTTTTCGGTTGCTTGTTGCTGGAAGGTTTCAAACGTACCCTCAAGTTCACGGCCAACCTTGAACCCGCGGATTCCAAACAGCATCATTTGAGTTACTAGCGGCAGAATCTCCGGTGCTACTTGGGCAGCTTGTACGGCTTTCTCTAGGAAGCTAGACGATGCACTTAGGAACTCAACGCGGTCAGCCTTTTCCTTCTGCTGGTCAATCTCAACCATCGAGTCAGTTTCAATGTCGATGTTGTAATTGCGGATAGGCTCGTTCTTGAGCATCGCAATGGCAGCAGCAATCAGTTCTGGATTCTGACCATCAGGCGTGTTAGCAATACCCGATACTTGCAGAATAATGTCCGGCTGGTACTTGGTGCAGATAATCTCGGCCTTCATGCGCAGAATGTCACGGGCGAATCGGGCCACATCATCCTTCATGTCATTCAGACGGATAGAAGCGAACTGTGCCTTTATGCCCTGGGCGGTGGCAGTTTCGTTAGCGACACTAGCACCACGAAGAATATCAGAAAGACCTGTAGTTTCATAAATCACCTGCTTACACGCTTCACGGGCAGCGTATAGTTGTTGCAGCGTAGCAATAATGTCAGCCAGCGGCACAAGCTGGATAGCCTGACCCAAACCACCCTTTTCCATAAAGGCTGGCCAGTTCTCAATCGGAATCAGAACGGCATCTTGGCCTTCCTTCATTAGACGGGCAAGGCTAGGCTCGTCAGCGGCGTACACCCCCATAACCTTCAATGCTTTGGTCAAGTGGGCGATACGGCCAGAGATTTCGTCAATCTCGTCTGCTTGGTCTTGATATAGCTTGAAGTCAGCAACAGGAATAAGCGAGTCCGTGGTAACTGTTGAGAACAGCGGTTTCGGGCACGGGAAGAAGTTTTCCAGTTCAAGCGGGTCATCACGCTCATCTAGGAACTCATCAAACGAGTTAGCAATCCAGTAAACCTTCTTGCTTGACTTGCACCAGATTTCCCATACGACAGCCTTCTTGTCGTCTTGGATTACGTTTTGGTTGTTGTCATCGTTCTGCGGGTCTTTTTCACGGCTGTAGGTCAGCGGTACGTTCTCGAAAATGTCGCCAAAACGCTCAATGCCTTCGTCCTTGGACATATAAACACGGCGAGCGACCCAAGTTACTTCTTCCCAAGTACGCGCCGGAAGATGCGCAAAATCTTCCCAAAAAACGTAATCGACTGGGGTGCGTTCGTCCGATACGACCTCAAATTCCTCAACCTCTCCTGCCACTCCATAGGCTTCACCACTACCAACTTCTGTACCTTCATTCTCTACATCATCCGTGATTTCTGGTTGTTCTTGAGTTTCAATCTTTGGCTCGTAGCGTACCCATGCCACACCGCGACCAGGCAATAGGCGGTCATCAACTGTGTTTGACAGGGCAGAGTGGAAGTCTGAGTATTGGCGCAGTTCGTAATCAATCGTGCGCTCCAGAATCATAGAAGCTACACGACCTACATCGTTCTGGTCTTTGAAACGGCGCGATACCTCTACGTTCGGGGCGCGAGAATAGACAGCCGGTTTTAGCGTCTTGATGTTTGACCAAAGGATATTAAACCGAACGTCAATGTTCGTAGCGTCTTTGCGCTCGTCACGATAGCGTTTGATGATTTTGCGGCCAGACTCGCACCACTTTTTATAATCTTCTTTGTAGCGGTGAAGTTCATCCCGCCAATAAAATGCGTCATAAGCCATAGAGCGTCCTCGGTTCGGCTAGTCGAATGTTTATTATCATACTCTATCTTTTCTTGTTTTTGCAGTTTGCTCAAACAGTTCGTTTAGAGTCAAGTCATCCCAGAACTTTGGTTTCGGCGGCTCTTGTTTAGCAGCTTCCTCACGCCAAGCAATAGCCATGTAACGCACAGAGTCAGCCCCGTGAGAAGTCCAATCGTGGCGAGGCCTATCCCGATACCGCTTTTTATCATCATCCCATTCCCGCTGATATTGTCGTAGAGATTCAAGTAACTGGTGTTCTGAGCACTTTACCTGATCGAACCAAAGTTTAGGGAACAAAGCGCGGACGGCTTGTATGCCGTCTTGGAGAGATAAGTCCGGTACGATTCTGACATTTCCGGTTCCAAGGGCTTTTTGTGCCATCTCTTGAATGGACTTGCCACCGGAGGCCAAGGTTTTAGCTTTTGCGTCATGGGGTAAGTAGTGTTTGCCATAGTTGTACGCCTTTCCAATAATGATAGACAGGTAATCATCCATAGATAGGCCAGAACCGGCATAGTGGTCAATAATGCGTACTTCATTACGCATAATTTGGAAGAACACAATAGATGTGTCATCGGTGTAGCCCAAATCCCATGCGGTGTAAACCTTGTGGTCGCGGTCATACGGAACTTTGGTAATACGCCCCTGTTCCTCGGCTTCCCGCATTTCCTTGCCGTAGTAAGCACCCAAGATAGCGGCTTCAAAGCTGCACTCAAACTCTTGCAGGTATTGATCTTCGCTCATCATTGAACGGGCATCAGCCAGTTCTGATTCAGGCAACAGACCAGTCTGACTAGCCTTGAGCATCGTAACATTCCAGTTGTTATCGTGCTGGGCAAAGTTAAATACTTCCCAAAACGAGTTTTTTCCCTTCGGTGTACCAATAAACGTAGCCCAACCTTGGCGGTCAGCCAGTAACGGTCGGATAACCTCGCCCCACACACGGGGCTTCATGTCGGCGTATTCGTCTAATACAATCCCATCAAGATACATACCGCGGAGAGCGTCAGCATTATCAGCACCAAATAGACGTATTCTCGCACCATTATGTAACTCCACCCAAAGTTCAGAAGCGTTGTATTTGTTTCTGCAAGGCTCTGTGTATTTGAGCAGATATAACCAGGCAACGGATTTAGCCTGAGATAAGTACGGGCAGATATAAGCATATTGCCCTGCTTCCTTATTCTCCACAAGCGCCCGTCTGATTATGTCGTTGATGCAAGCAACTGTCTTGCCGCAACGTCTATGTGCTACGGCTACAGCCCAACGCTCTTTACGATAATGAAACGGCTTGAATACTTCTCTGGGCTTATAGGGAATAACGTAGTTTTCTGTAACTATTCCAGCCATGAGTAGGTATTAACAATGACAGGGTTTTCTTTATCGCCAGCGTGTTCTGTGCGAGCCAGTTTTGGAATGTGGTATTCAATAGCCCGAAGGAAAAGGTCTAGCTTCTTCTCGGGGCTATCAATCGCGTTTAGCCAATCACCCATTTGCTCAACATTGGCAGACGCAAACGTAGCAATAGCTTCGCGTACCTCTGACGTTGATTTATTCGGTGTGCCTTTAGTGCGGCCTCCGGTCTTTACGCCGTTAGCCATTTCTATTTCCCTCTACTTTAGACTCATTCTCATTACCATTTGAGCCGTAGTAAACGATTGCATCCAGGTCTATTGGTGTGCCATTAGTCGGCATCATTGAGCGTTCAAGCGGGGATAGCGCCCTATGGCTTTTGAACTTGCTCGGCAGTTGATTGAACTTCGATTTCTTTTTGCTCATGTTCCTTTTCCTCTTGAGGTTTCTCTTTGCGGAAAATCTTGTCGTAGTTATTCAAGTACGCTTGATTAGCGCCTCGTGATATTAAAGCGTCACCGGTTATATCATTTTTGGTTGCCATGCTCAAGCCTTTGCAAACATTTCTGGTGTTACTGTGATTCTACCAACTTCTCCGAACTTAGCGTGGTAAGTGATAGCTTTGATTGTTCTTTCGCTCATCCAGCCCCCTCGTGCAGCGTAAGCATCTCTGGCGGCTAGAGTCGAGTGTTGGACTACATACATCCCTGAGTGTTCTTTCTCGTCAAAATGGTGTCTATGTCCGGTATGACAATAGCGTTTCTTTGTCTTGCCCCAGATTGACGGGAACTGACTTGCAAATAGAAGTGGTAGCGCATCGTTCTTTTTCATGTGTCCGTGATGCCAGGCAAGCATTGTATCCCCATGTTGGTACACATAGTAGGGCAATGGGGTATCAATGACTTCTACCCGTGGCTCGTTCTCGTACACGGCTTTGAATAGTTCTCGTAGCCAAATAGAACTTGAAAGGTCGTGGTTGCCTTCTGCCATTAGAACTACCACTTTTTCATGCTTTTCTAGCGCCATGCGGATAATCCTGCGGAGAATACGGATAGCAACCTGAACTACTTTTTCGTATCGGTCATCAGCGTCTAAGGCGTGTCCACTTGTAGGAGTTTGAGGAACTATGTTATCGGCGTGAAGGAAATCACCTAATTGAGCGACTATGGCTGTACCAGATGCCGGTGCGCCTAGAACCATAGCTTCAAAGGCAGACACTAGGGTTTTCTCCGCTATCGACAAATCCCAATTAGCCCCTGTCTGTTTAGCCCATGCCTTCATTCCTACATGACAGTCGGTGAAAGTGTAAAGGGTAGCGAGGTCGGCTACAGTTGTTGTCTTTTTTGCAACAGGCTCGTAAGGAGTTAGTTCTTCTTTAAGTGCCTCTACGCACTCTCGCATCAGTTCTTCTTGGGCATCCTTATTTGCATCCGTTTTCACCCATTGCAGCATGGATTTGCCAGTTGCCTTATTGATTAGGGTGGAAGTTCCCTTTACATTAAACCCGATAGGGGTTCGGTAGTCCATATCCGCATCTGGGGCTATTCCGGCCATAGCCGCCCTGGTTTTAACGATTTGTAATGCTTTGAATACTCGCCGTTCCGTGTTCCCTATCCGTTCAGCGATTTCTCGCTTGGTCAAACCTTGTATTGCAAGTTCTACAATCCTAGTCTGAACATCTCCTTGGCAAAACTCTAAAAGGTGATCGCAACCAATCATTATAAAACCTCAAATTTATTGTTTTTTGCAATATTTTCAGACGCTCTAATTACACGAAGATTTGTATGCACATGAAGGCCGCTTACCAACTTTCCTTGCAATGGAATTATATGGTCAACATGATACGGCTCCCCCATAGTTTTCGAGCACCATGCCGCTAATTCATACTCGATTTGTATAGCAGCTAAATCAGCCCACGATGGCGTTGCTCGCAACTGCATAGCCCTTCTTTCTGCCGTTTTAGCATTTACCTTGGCCGGATTTTCCTTTTTCCATTTTCCGGTTCTTTCTATGTTTTTCTTGGGGTTTCTCCAGTATCTATCCCTCATTTTTGCTTTTAATTCTTCAGCGTTTTCATTATGAAATTTTCTTGCGGCTTCTTTTATACGCTCACAATTTTTGTCATAATAGTTTTTCGTATAGTTTTTTATATGATCTGAATTTTTATTTCTCCATGATTCAATATAATCTTTTCTTTGCTTTGAATTTTTTACGCGATAATCTTTAAAACAATCTTTACATTGAGATTGCAGTCCATCAGATTTTCTGGAATCTTCATAAAACATACAGGATGTTTTTTTCTGTTTGCATTTTGAGCAAATCTTTTCCATGTTTAATGAATTTCCTCGCCAGGGTAGTGTTCCAGTTCTTCTAGGGCATCAGCGATTTGTTCGCCGCACTCATACAACCATTCTTCCTGCCGAATAAACTCGATAATCATTTCGCGTTCTTCTGCGCGGATAACTTCAATGACCTCATCACCCAACCCTTCTATGGCGGCGTTGATAAGGGCTAGTTCAGCGTCACTAAAGTCATCCATTTAGATTCCTTTACGCAATTCCTTTAGCTTTTCATTATACAAGCGTTTGATTTCTTTAGCATCTTCTATCGTGTATTTTACGGGGTCGTTGCAGGATTCCAGATATTCCACTTTGTCTTGCCCGATTCGTTTCACTAGGTTGATTCGATACTCTACCGCATTTCCTGATTTGTGTTGATTACAATGAACACATTGTTTGTGTACGTTGTCCTCGTTAAATCTTAGTTGCGGTGCAGCACCAACCGACCTGTAATGCCCAGCGTCATAGTGTGTACGGTGTGTATTACATGAGATACAAGGTAAGTCTTGATCTCGTTCCCGAATGTATCTGTTAAAGATTGCTTGAGCATCTTTCAACCATTCTGAACGGGTCTTTAATTGCTCTTTCTTTTCTCGATATTCTTTCCGTTCTCGTTTGACCTTCTCCTTTGATGTGTAGGCTATAGAGCATTGCCAAGAGCAAACAACTTGGGTGCTTGCCCGTGGCTCAAACAATGAACCACAGGTTTTGCACTTTTTAGGTTTAATTGGCTTCATATTACGCAAACAGCAAAATTTGTGATTGTGGATTATAAGTTATGTCGTATTTTTGGCTGTTACCTTTTGGATATGGTTGTGTTTTATATTTTATTTGTTGTTCAATCCGTGTTTTTTCTGGATTTTTAGCGCAAACATAAATATATCGGTGTTTTTGCGCCCTATCTTTCAAGTAAAAATTATCCCCAAACTTTTCTCGCATAAATTGAACTCGGCTTTTATCTGTTCCGATAGCGGCTTTGCTCATGTCTGCTATTGTTTGCCCATGCAAGTGTTCCAATCCTTTTACTTTCCAATCTGTACGCTTTGCCGATAATCCGGTGTAGATAAAATTACAAGCCTGATAAACATACCCAATATGCCCCTGCTCCGTATCCGCATAACTTACAACAATACTTGGCTTCGGAAGCAACGCAAGACTGGATGAAACAAGTTTGCTTGGGCCGTTTTTTATTGGTTTTGAAAAAACAAGCCGATTTAACTCTAAAACCTTGTCAGAATTTTCTTTTCCTGCTATTCCATCGCGCAAAGTTGATGATGAAGGCACTCCGTATGTAACAACACCAACAAGTTCGTTTTCCACAAACAATCCAAAACAATATGAAATAGGCGGTATTCTTTTTGCGTAATGAACCCTAAGCAACCAATCATAAGTTTCTTCTGATTTTATGCTTAGTATTTTCACAATACCTTTGCCTCTGCACGTTGATTAGCCGAAAGACTGCGCCATACTTCTACAAGGGCTTGGGCGGCTACTAGCTTCCAGCGGTATTCTTCTTCCTTTGCGATAGCTTCTTTCATGCCTTCCAGGTGTAATGTGTAATCTGGGTGGGCATAAGCATATCTTTCTTGGGCGTTTACAGCATCGCCAATCTGGGTAGCCATCAAAGCAGCTTTTAGGCTTTTGCGATATTCCTCAAGGTAGATACGCTCTGCTTTAGCTTGTGCGTACTTTGGGGCGGTTCGTTTAATGTATTCCAAAGTTTCAAAAATGTCGATTTCGTCTAGTGTTTTCATTTTCTTAGTTCCAGTTATCTCTGTGGTTTTCTAGCCATTGCGCCCAATCCGAGTCTGTCCAGCGCGGCACTTCGTAATCTTTCGGCTGCTGCACTTCCTCGGTGTTTTTCGACTTGCAGAAGAAACGACTTAACCCTATCACCGCCATGCTCCCGATACATACGCACAATGCTAGTGATTTCGCTGTCGTGTCGATATGCTTCTGAATTTTTGTATGCCAAGTCTGCATAATTTTCCTCAGTTGTTTCGGCTGATAACAAGTCGAGCGTTAAGCTGCTGTTTGATTTCATTGAGCCGTTCCTTGTTTCGTGCAATATCTTCGGGGGTTAGATTATGCACCAACATCAAGGGTTCTTTGCGAGGCGCTCGGCGGCACATATCCAAGAACTGCGGTAGGGTAGGGGGCGTATCTGGCAAACTTTCTAAAGCGTGAGCAATGCACTCAGGATGATCTTCAAAGCCACCTAGCTTCTCAGCCCAAAACCTTTGCGCATTAGCGTAACCAGCGTCTTGGCCGTTAGGTAGCAAATCGCCGGTTTTCCACATATTCACAAACTTTGCCCCGTAATGACCTTGCATGGTCGCAAATATTTTGCTAACCCAGATTGCCGGTAAGGGCTGGCGGTAATTGTTCATTCCCATCTCCCATCATTCCTAGTTGACCAAAGAACCCAATAGCTTTAGGTTTGGGTGCGTGTATCACATCATTCCAACATTCGTTGTTAAGCCATGTTTCTGCGTTCTTACGAAACTGAATGTCTGGCGTTGCCTTGACGTACAAACGAGCAGCATCATAAATCTCAAGCTGTAGTTTGATAGAAGGATTTATCTTTTTCCATCGAGCCATTGCTTGCTTCTTTGTTCCCTTGCGTTCGTAGATAACCCAAAACTCATCAAATCCATCCAACGCGTCAGCGTTAGATTTCTCTTTCTCTTTCTTTGACTCTTTCTCTTTCTCTTTCTCTGGTGGCGTTACTGTAACGTTACATTCGTCTTTCTTTCTTGCTCGATGTGCTGCAACCCGTTCTGCGCTTGAGTCTGAGGCGAATTGACGCTTCTCCCATGCGATAGGTTGGTTGTGATTATTGATGAGGTTTTTTTCTACAAAAATAGCCTTCGTTTTCTCCCATTCTGTTACATCAATGCGTAACTGAAACGCTACTTCAACATCTTGTAACGTTACATCTCCGTTACTGCAACGTAAGCATAATATCATCAAGTAACGCCGTTGATAGCACTCAGATAGCATCTGTAGCTTCGGGTCAGAAGCAAACTCGGCATACATCCGAAACCAACGAGCAGGTTTGTTGGTATTCATCTCAAACCCCCAGTTCCGGCCACAACTCAGCCCAATCTTGGCGCAAGTGTTTTCGGGTAATTTTTCCTCCTGTCATCTGTTCGATTTGAACGCATAGCTTTACTGGAAGGCTTTGCTTCCCCATGCGATAGTTGCGAAGCGCCTGGTCAGACACCCCTAGTTCTTTGGCAAGCTGCCGTTGTGACATACGCAGCTCGAAAGCCGCTTCCCGAATGTAATCCATACTTCCTCCGTGGTTGTGTTGTATCTATAATACACAACTTTCGCTCGATTGCAAACTTTTTTGTGAAAAAGATAAAAAAAGTGCTTGACATGGCAAACAGCGGTGCTATACTACAGTCATGGTTAGGAAAACTTCTGACCGCAAACGGAGATAGAAAATGAAAACGCTGCAACAACAACTAGGCAAGCTGTTTAGCCAACCAGCAAAACGCAAAGCGGTTGACTCTGATTACAGCAAGTTTCGCAAGGTTTGTAAGACGCTTGGTTTGACGTACAAGATTGCCGGTGATGGCTATATCGAACTAAGCAATGGTCGCAGCTTTGCCCATTACACATGGGATGAATCGCTGTATGTCCTGCAACACCCAGAAGCCGACAATATCTAAGGAGATAGAAAATGAACGCACTAACCAAAGCAGCAAAACACAGCATTCGTAAGACCACGATTGAGAACTACACCATTGCCGTTGTGTGCGGTATTGCACTAGGTGTTATGTTTGGTCTGGGGGTGTGAGATGACTATGTTTGACATCATCCGCAAGTTTGTTAAGCCCCAAGAAGTCAATTCTGTTGACCTTATGCAAATGGCCGGTATGCGGGAACGTAACGAGGCTCGTATTGCCAAAATCAAAGCTGAGATGGGCGAACTGTATATCTTGCATCCAAACCATAAGAAGTCTAAGCTAGATGCCCCGCGTCCTGTGTAATGGAGAAGAAAATGAAACTTGAAGATATTTGCTATTCAATCACCCAAGTTTGTTTAGGAGTAGGCATTTTGTCTGTGTGCCTTGCGGCTACATACGCAATTATTTTTAAGTGATTCGGAGAAGAAAATGAAAGACCATATTTACAACACGATACTTGACCTTGGCTCAATGGGTGAGCAACCAGTAGAAGTGTTTTACGACTGGCAACCGCCACGCCCGTCTAACGACCCATACGAAGCGCCAGATAACGGTGGTGCAACGGTGGTTGCCGTGATTGCTTGGCTTGATGGCAAAGAAGTTGACCTATATCAATATCTCAACGACAACTTGATTCAAGACCTTGAGTACGAGTGTGCAGAGGCATACAATGGCTGACCAATTTGAATTTGAAATCATGCGTGAACTTTGGGAGATAGAAAATGCAAGTTAAAGATTATTACTCTGATGCGTACAAAACACTACGCAAATTGAACGTAAATCAGCATACGGAAAAAAAAGGCCAGTTGACATACCTATCCTGGGCGTGGGCTGTCGATACACTACTACAGCACGACCCATCGGCTACTTGGGAATGGCCTGAACCAAAGCATTACGGCGATACTGTGATGGTGTTCTGCAACGTCACAGCGTTTGGCAAAACCATGAAAATGCAGTTGCCAGTCATGGATAACCGCAATAATGCAATCGCATTGCCAGATAGCCGGAAAATTTCAGATGCTTCTATGCGGTGTCTGGCTAAATGTATTGCTTGCTTTGGTATTGGCCTATACATCTATGCTGGCGAGGATTTGCCAACCGGTGAAATGGATGGCGTACTGGTGGACTTCCTAGCAGCTATTGAAGCAGCATCAGATTTGGAAGAACTCAAAGGTATTTACATGAAAGCGGTAGCGGCTTGCCCTAAAGACAAGGCGGCTATCAACGATGCTACTAACGCTAAAAAGGCGGTGCTGAAATGAAACATAAACACGCAGACTTGATACACGCATGGGCTGATGGTGCGGAGATTGAAGTATTTGTAAATGGTCATTGGACTAGCTGTGTAAGAAAAGATTACCCAGATTGGCATCCAATTCTTGAATACCGCATCAAGCCAAAAGAAAAAAAGCCTGTGGTGCGTTGGCTGTGGGCTTATCAATGTAATGACGATGACAACTACTGGACTTGGTCAAGCACATTTATGACAGAACAAGAAGTCATAGATTTAGAATATGGAGAAGCAATAAAACTTGAATGGTCACGCACGGAGTTTCCAGAATGAAAAAACTGTTTCTAATACTAGCCATTATTTCTAATATGGCGCAAGCAGATACATGGGTAATGCCAAACGAAGGCGGTGGTCAAATTGTTATTAGCGACAGGCTGTGTCAAGGTTATAAGCATCTTTACCAGGCTTACGCCTATACCGGAAAAGGCTACATTGAAGGATGCTGGGCGTTGATGGATGGGAAAGTCCATATTGTTTGGGAAAAAATCAGGGCCGTAGGGTGTATGAAATGAATGACTTTGTACCAGACCAAGTAGCCCCAAAGAAAAAAGGGGTGTCGCTATGAAACTAGAGCAAGCAAAGCAAAAGCCGGTGGCGTGGGTCGAAGTTGAGCGTGGAATACCGATGTTTATGGACTTTGCAGATGACTACAAACCAAACATCAATAACGGAATTGCCCCGTTATACGCCGCCCCTGTCCGTACAAAAGACCTGACGGATGATGAGATTTTGCAAGCGTACATAAACACACCTTATGCAAACTTAATCCAATCCGTCCGTGCCGTCATTGCCGCTGATAGGGAGAAGAATCGTGGAACAGCGTAGCGAAGAATGGTTCCTAGCCCGTAAGGGTAAGGTTACGGCCAGCAAGATTGCTGACGTAATGGCTAAAGGCAAAGGTGGCGCACCGTCACTAACTCGTCAAAAGTACCTAGACCAGTTGGTTACGGAGCGTTTAACGCGGGATATAGCAGAGGGATATACAAATGAAGCCATCCAACGTGGTATTGATCTTGAATGTGTCGCTAGGGCTGCTTACAGCTTCCATACTGGGTTTGTCGTTGATGAAACCGGATTCTGTAATCATCCTGCTATTGAGTATTCTGGCGCTAGTCCTGATGGTTTGGTCGGGTGCGGCGAAGGGCTTGTGGAGATAAAGTGCCCAAATAGCAATACGCACATTGAATATATTTTAGCTGGCAAACCACCCGCTAAATACGTTCCTCAGATGGCATGGCAACTGGCTTGTACGGGTAGGAAATGGGTTGATTTCGTTTCCTATGACGACAGGCTAGACGATGAATCTAAGCACTTGTTCATTGTCCGGTATGAACGGGATGATGAATACATTGCTGAGATAGAGGAACAGGTCAAACTGTTTCTTTCTGAAGTAGAAGCAAAAGTAGCAAAATTCAAATCAATCTAGGAGCAATAAAATGAATCAACGTGAATGGGTAGAAACCACTCTTAAAAAAGGCACAATCCTTACGCCGCACGATGCTATGAAAGGATGCAAAACCATCCGTCTGGCATCGCATATCGAAGTCCTACGCAAGCGAGGAATGAATATCGTTACCCACATCAAGGTTGCTAATAACGGCTCGCGTTATGCCGCTTATCAACTACTTAAAGGCAAGAAAAAATGAGTTTGTCTACGTGTATTGAGCATCATGGCAAGCCTAGGCCAAATGGCTATGTTCGCATAACTGTAAACTATAAGTCTTGGTATGCTCATAGATACGCTTGGTTTTATCATTTTGGAGAAATACCAGAAGGAATGGATGTTTGTCATAAATGCGATAATCGCAGATGCCATAACATCGACCATCTGTTTTTAGGTACTCGCAAGGACAATATGCAAGATGCTAAAAACAAAAAGCGTACCGCTTCTGGGTTTAAGTTGCCTCAAACAAAACTGTCTGAAGAACAAAAGATGGAAATTGTTGAGTTAGCAAAGACCGGAATGTATTACAAAGATATTGCCAGTAAATTTAACATCAGTAGAACAAGGGCTGGAAAAATTGCCCTAGAACATGGAGTAAGAAGAACATGAGCAGCGTAAATAAAGTATTTATTCTTGGTAACTGTGGCAAAGAACCAGATGTAAAGGTTTTTGACAATGGCGATCAAATCACTAATTTCACTGTAGCAACATCAGACCAATGGACTGACAAAAACGGCGAGAAAAGGGAATCGACAGAATGGTTCAACTGCGTTGCTTACCGCCAGTTGGCTAAGATTGCGGCTGACTTTATCAGGAAAGGGTCTAAGGTCTTTGTGGAAGGCCGGATTAAGACTCGTTCTTGGGAAAAAGAAGGTGTAAAACAATACCGTACAGAAGTCGAAGTTCTGAAGTTACTTGTGCTTGACAAGCGCGGGGAAATGGCGGAACCTAGCGCCTCTACGGACACGCCGTTTTAACTTTGTGTGATGACGCTATCCACACAGGGTAGAAAGTCAGCGCAAACGGGGGAAAGCGGATGCCACGCCTAAGTCAGCGTTCCAAAAGCAATGACGTTAAGCAGGACGCAGCGAGTACCCCACCTCTTAACGGAAGGCTAGAAACTAACAGCTCAGGAGGTTTCGTGCAGCGGGATACTGCGGTTTTCCATCCTAAAGGAATCGTATGAATCAGTTTGTAAGAGAGTTCTGGAGCAAACTTCAGTACCTTAGATTGGTACGGTTTTTTGACCACATGAATGAGTTTATGAACAGTTGGAAGAAACTGAAATAATCCATTCCTTGTTTTAACTTTGAGAAGAAAATGAATCTAACAGAAGTGTTCTACGGAAAGTTTGTACCACCGCAGTCAATGGGTATTATCACTCACAGAGCCGGTTTTTCTGGGATGCCAAAATACATCCCGTTGAAGTATCCAAGGGGTGTTGATGACAACCGCAGCTTTGAAGATAAGCTATCAATGGCGGGTAAGAAAGTGTTGTCAGTCCTTCGCGCCCAGGTCAAACCAATTACAGGGTGTGAAATGGCTCAAAAGACTCCTTTTACCCGAAACTACTGTAGCCAGATTATGAGTACCTTTGTAAAAGAAGGTCTGGCTAAACGCATCAAAATTAAAAAACCCAACACTAGGTTATATGCTTACATGGCGGTGAAAAAAAATGACTGATATTTATTTAACTAAGCTGGCACTAGATTCTGGTTGTGCCTACATTCCGGCGGGTATGAATGTTGAACCTCTTTATATCTTTTCAGTCCGTGAGCTGGAAAGGTTTGTAGAGTTATACAAGAACTCGCATAATCTGAAAGAAGAATATGACCGTTGAGCATTGGATTGTAGGTGCTACAGGGTGCGGGTATGCCGTTGTGGGTATTCTTCAATGGGCTAAAGGAGAAACCGCAAACGGGCTTATATGGTCAGGTTATGCGGCTGCACAAATCGGCCTTTATATGAATATCAAGTGAGGGTATATGCCAGTTCTTGACCACGAAGTTCACGCAGTCACCAAGATTCGGTCAGACAAACCCTACGGCTGTCATAGTCGTAAAGGTATGGCTAACGGGTATGTTGCGTTAGATAGGCAATATCGCCACGATGGTACGTTTGTTGTTACTCAAAAGTTTATTTCTCATGCTTTGAGTGAAACCTGTAGGTACGATTTGGCCGGTAAAGACCCGCGATGTAGTGATTGTTCTACCAAACGGGATAAGGCTTATCTGGATATGATGGGTGTATAAAAAAAGCCCCTCACTTGGAGGGGCAAATACACAGGGGAGCGTGTTAGGTAAATTATAACCTAATTCCGTGGCGTTTCATAGCTTCTTGCTCAAGAGACCAATCGTCTCGGCACCATTCATCGCACCAGCGGCGACCATCTTCTAGTTCTGCGTTGCAACACAAGCAATGACCGGTAGCAACAATCGGTTTAGCCCGTCTAGCCTTCTGAATCAGTCTTTCGCGTTCGTTGCTCTCGATTTCCGAGGCGTTATCAAGAATATCAGCGCCCATTTGCCATTTCTAGGGCTTTAGCGCGTACTTCATTAACACGCCTAACCCATCCCTTCCCAAAGACATTAAAGTTGCTTAAACCGCGTAAAAACGCTTCCCGCTTGTCACAGTATTGATTGATTGTCAGCCGCGCACCGCGTAAATCAGTTGAAGCGATAGTAACAGACCCAATAACACCATCAGGCACGGCTCCCACCACGGACTGTAGAAATTTAGCAGCCCTAACGCGGCCAGAGTTAATAGCTGTGTCAAAAACACAATAATCAACGCCAGAAGGCAAATCATCGCATTTAGTAGCATCCCAGAACCTATTGTGGTAAAGAGGTTTAACATCCTCAATGGTCAGGGCTTTCATATCATCTTCGGATACTTTTTTGCCACACCATTCTTCCCAAACCCGTTGAGTAACACCTAGATTAGTAGGGCCACCTTTGTCTGCTGGATGATTGCCGTAACCCCCCTCATGCCTAAATACTTCTTTTAGGCAAATCTCAAAGTTGTTTTTCATTTTTTCAGATTAGCCATTATCCGAGAACCAAACAGGAAGCCAAAAGCGATATTAGCGGCTTCTAGGGCGATTCCTTTTGTGTAATCATCGACAGGTAGGTAGATGCTAGTAATGCCAATCGCAATAACAGCGAGAGCGCCAATATAACGAGATGAAGCACGAAGATCAACCACCCATTGACTAGGTATGCCAGCGGGTACATCCAAAGCAGCAAGAGCATTTAACTTACCTACCTCGCTGTCGTTTAGTCTAATCTGTTCGTCAATACTAGCTGGTTTAACACCGCCAATAAACTTAGTCACTAACTGTTTGATGCTTTCAACACCAACAGGAACTAAAGCAGCGGCAATGGCTTCAAGAATCATTTTTGAATCTTAGCGTCAATAGAATCTAACTTAGCAAATAGCTTATCTACTACGCGGTCAAACTCTTGGCGAGTTACATAGTTTCCCGCTACCAATACCTCAATCTCACCGACCCGTTTGGTCAGTTCTTGGTCGGCTCGTTGTAGGTCTTTCGTGGCTTGCCATACGGCGTGAAGAAGAAAGCCAAGAACAGCACTAAATCCAGTTAATACCCAATCGTAGAACTCTTGCATGGCTTCCATCCCAATAGTTTATGCAGATAGCATTATATCAAGGCAAAGTCGCAATAAAAGCAGTAGCTTCTTTTTGCGTCATTACATTGCCATCGGCATCCTGCAATTCAGCGCCAGCGAGTACGTCTTTTTTGAACTTCTGGTAGTCGGTGTTGGCTGGGTCAAAAGGGATAAAGGCGTTGTCTGTTAAACGCTTTACAGATTTTATTTCTGCCTCTAAATTTCTAACTAATTTATACATTTATAGCTCCGCAGAAAGTGTTAGTCCAGCAGATGCGCCTGGATAAAATCCAGCAATGGTTACTGTACCTGTCGATGTCGTGTAAGCAAAAAACCCGTTTGTTGTAGTAGTTAGCGTCAAAGGAGAATTTGTGCTTTGGTATGTCCATGTGCCAACTTGCGTTGCTGTTGGATTAGCACGCATAGTAACGGCATTAGTCCAAGACCCGCCAATATAACAAGATGAAGTATATGAAGGCATAATAACTCTTGGGTATGTGCTATCGCTACTAAAACCCAATGCTTGATAATACCGCTGACACAACGCCAGTTCAGTACCATACGGGCGGTAGTCAAACGATGTGGCTGTCGAGCCTTTTTCCAGTTGGACTCCGGTGATGTAGAAGGTGGCTCCGTTAGTGCCGACTACTGATACCTTTCCAGATGGAGCAACGCCATAACCAGAAACCCATGTGTTTTCTGTTGTGTTAAGGGTTGACCCAAGAGAGATGCTTAATATAATCCCTGTCAGGTTTCCGGTTTGCCAAGTGCCTGTGGTATCGCCAGTAATGGTTACACTCTTTTGCTCCCATGTATTTGCTGCGTTTATGGTGTAGCTAAAAGCGTAAGACCGCGAACCATCGTTATTGCAAATTGATGCACCAAACGAACCTGTAAGACTTGAATTAACCCAGAACGAAATGGTTACTGTTTTTGGTGTTGCCGTGCCAAAACCCAAATCGGCGGTGTTAAACCCTTCGATTGATTGTCGAACAATGTATTGCTCACTTGACGGAACAGAGTATGCAGACAGCGATGTGATTTTTAATGAGTTGATGAATCCGCTTGGCGCAGTAGAAGATTGTTGTACGCTGAACTTTGCAGACGCTTGTGATGCAACTGCTTGCCATCTATCTACGGTATATGGATTTGCGCTTGTTACGCTAACACTCGCCCCAGCATTACGCTGGTCAATCATCATGTTCCCATTTATAATTCTGTTCTTAAATCCAAAACCAGTTGCCGCAGTATTTTGAACTGACGCATCAGGAAACGTAATTCCAGATGTTCCGCTTATGCTTGCTGACATGATTGCTCCTTACGTTTTTGATGCCAAAGTTTGATTGCTTTACTACGCATTTCTCGTTCTTCTGCAGATTGAATACGACCTTTACGCGCTGCTGACATTTTAGCCTTTGTTTCTTCAGAATGTGTTTTTCCAACATTGTGATGAATAGGCAAAGAAGCAAGGTATCGCTTTTGGCCTTCAGACATTTTGCGTTTTACTTCTTCAGTATGCGGTTTTCCAAGTTGTGGCGCATGGTAAACACACTTTCCACGCTTGCCGCCTTCTTCCAAATTATAGCCGTTTGGAGCCATAGACCCCATAACTTTTATCCAGAATCGTTCTGCGTAATCAAGCAAGTCGTCTGATTTTACGTTGCTATAAATAGTTTCGTAGGTGAAATTGCTGAATCCATACTTCTTATAAGCGTCACGCATCATATGACCATGCCCATGCCGCGAGCGCATAGTCACAGTCTGGCCAACGTATTGTTTGCCATTGATGTTGTTGGTAACGCTATAAATCCGCATTATCCTAATTGCTCCTCTGTAGGTTTAGGATATGTAGGATGGTTCCATTCAGCAATATAGTCGCCTTTGCCATCAGAGTCGTTTTGGAGGCGAATTGACCCAAGTGCGCCAAAATCTTTTTCTGACAATTCTGGATAAATCGCTACAAGTTTTTCAAAAAGAGTCATTATGCAGCCCTCACTAAACATCCTTGAAAACAACCGGCATGTGTAGTTGTTCCTGTTGTTATGCTATTTGATGAATAGCCATAAATTTCAACATAATCAGTTGAACCATTTAAGTAAACCAAAGCAGAGCCTGACATAACGATTGCTCCAGAAATCTGAAGGTCATTGCTCCATTTGTATGCTGAACCGTTTTTATAAATTGCAGTTGCGCGTTCTGAACCAGAACTTGAATTAAAATAAACAGCCCAATTAAATTGATAATATCCGGCAACCGTAGGCGTAAAACGACTGGATGAAAAATTGTTATTTGTATCAAATTCTTCACTGTCGTAAGTTATTTTTGTAAAAACCGTACCTGTCAAAGAAGTTCCGGTAGCAGGAACAGCACTAAACGCTGGCCCTTGAATACCAAGAGTGCAGTTCTGGCTAGGTACATTTACAGTTACATCAGAAGCAATGCTAGAGGCAGGGGTTAAAGATACACCACCGCCCCCTGCCGTCATTAGTTTAGTAGAGCCACTCATTATTTAACTCCCAAAGCTAGGATTTGTTCTTCGGCAGCCGTTAGACGGGCTTCTAGCGCGTCATTCTTAGCGGATAGTTCTTGGATTGCTTTAGTCAGAGTTGCAACCAAGAAGCTGGTGTCGATACCCTGATAAACAGGTTTACCTTCCGCATCAACAGCATCCTTCTCGCCAGTTACGCAATCAGGCACAATAGCTTGCAGTTCGTGAGCGATGAAGCCTTGACCATCAGAGCCGTCTGCTTTCCATGTGTAAGTCACAGGGTTAAGCTGTGCCACCACACCCAATGCGTTTTGCATCGGCTGGATGTTTTCTTTTAGGCGGTAGTCAGAGGATGTGTTGTAAGCAACGCTTGAATCGTTTACACGAACTATTGAGCCAACCTCGCCATCGTTTGCGTTGTTTCTGAACTGCATCATCGAGTAGTAACCGCTTGTGCCTCCACTATTGTGAATTGCGGTCAACGGCGTTCCTGCACCAGAAACAAAGAATTTAGCAATAGCGCTCGTAGTCCCCACCAGCAAGTTACCGCTGGAGTCGATACGCATACGCTCGGTTCCGCCATTCGTTCCAAACGCAAGTGCATTGCTAGAGTGGTCGTACTGAACGAATCCTGTGTAAATATCAGAACCGCTTGTTCCATCTGCAAACATCAATCTAGATTGGCTCGCTGTTCCAGCATAAATAGTGATGCCTTGTCCACCTGACCCGCTTCCAACCACTAGCTGTCTAGCTTCAGAATAGAACGAACTAGGCGAACTCGTACCAATACCTACGTTACCAGAAGAATCAGTAACAATAGTTCCGTTGCCTACGTTTAGGGTATCTCCTACTGCATCACCTAAAGTGTTAGAAGCAGTTGAATTAACGCCTGGGGTGGTAATACCGCTTGTTCCGTTAATAGTTACAGTCATAGTTACACCACAGTCCAAGTAGAGCCGGTCGGAACAGTTACAGTTACGCCGGAGTTAATCGTTACCGGCCCAAATGTACCCGCGTTGTAGTTAGTCGTAATTGTATAGTTAGTGGTTACAGTTTGACCATTCTCAAAGAATACTGAATCAGAACCGCCACCCGTAGCACCGCCACCTAGCGGAATCCAAGCAGATGCGCCATAACCTTCGTATTTACCTGTGTCAGAGTTAAAACGGGCATAACCACTAGCAGGAGTACCATCGCGTTCAGCCGTAGTACCACTTGGCAGGGCAGAAGAACCCGTAGAACTAGTTTTTAGCGTGGTTTGCTCGTAACGTACCGAGTCACCCGCAGTCGTACCAGCAGCCAGACCGGTAAACTTATGCGTACCCATCGGGATATTACCCGTGGCTGTAGATTGGCCGTCACGCGTCCAAGCGGTATTCAGGGCGGTAGCAACGTCATTACGGAACTGATTATTTTCAGTTGCCGAAACAATCTCGCCGGTTACTAGCGCCGCGCCAGGTAGTGTATATACACCGGAGCCGTTATAACTCATAGCTTATCCTTACTTGAGGAATTTTAGCTTATAGATGGTCGAGGTAAACAACTGTTCGATTTCATCCATAATGTTTGAAAGCATTGTATCACCCTCAACGAAATCGCGGGTGTCTTTTACTACTTCTAGCAGACGTTTCATTGCTACTAGCGGTTCGCCTTTGGGCGGGTTAATCAGCGGAATATCTCCGACTTTCTTTTCATTCCGACCCATCCACGATTCAGCTAGAGAATCAGCCAAATTAATAATCTCATCGTAGAAATCACCCAAAGCCATGTGCTGCGCAAAGGAATCGGTGTTTAGATGGGCTTTATGGGCGTAGTCACGAGATGCGAATAAAAGGCCGATAAATTGTTGGATGTCAGCTTTCATTGTTGTTCCTTCGGCTGATTTGCCTGATAAAGAATGTTTGCCAAAACACGCGGGTTTACGTTTTGCAGCATTTGTTGTTGATTAGGTGAAAGCATATTCCCCACCACACGACCTGGAGCGCGAAGTCCACGGGCTAATTGACCAGCTTTATAAGCAGTTTCGCCAATCATGCGAGGCGAAGAAGCAAGTAGGTTTGCAACACCAGCAACAGGGGTTGCTACACTACCAGCCACAATACTTGCTGGGATTGCAGACGCTCTTTGAAGCCCACGCGGAGTCCATTCGTTCAATGCCTGTCCGGCAAGTGCTGGCATAATCTGTTGCCCACCGGCTCTTTCAAGTTCTTGGGCCAGTTGCAGTCGATTGCCATAGCTTGTGTTTACATTGTTACGCATCAGGCTTTGCAGTTTACGCATAGCGGTATCAGCAGATGCTTTCTTTCCTAACGACAGGGCTTGTTCAATCTGCTTAATGGTTTCAGACGCGTCTGCGTAATCTTTCATAACGGCGGCGTATTTCGGCGCTTGGCTGTTAATCGTAGATTTAATCGAGTTATAAACCTCACCAACAGCAGCACGAGCGTTCTTTTGCTCAAACGGAATTGACTCAAGAATGTCGCCAATTTGCTGTTTTAGCGCATCCAAACCCTCTGGGGTGTGATATTGAGCAGGGTCAAGGTTTTTCCAGTTATCAATAATCTCACGCGCCTCTTGCACTTTATTGGCAGCGCCTTGCTTGATAACCTGTCCTTTGAACTCGGTGCGACCAGCAGCTTGCGCCAGCGCATTGTCAATATCGGTAAAGTCAAGAACCGATTTGTCACCGCGAATGGCTTGCATATCCTTGCGGTAAGCAGCTTGTTTTTGTTGCCCCATAGCCGCCAAATCAGCTTTAGCGGTTTCCAATACGTCTTGGATTGGTACATTGCCACGCAGATTTTCAACAAATGATGCGCCTTGTTCTCCACCTGCGCGACCAGCTTGATATGCTTGCTTAATAGGTTCTTCGCCTACGCCAGAAGCCAATCCTGCGTATTTTGTGGCTACATTGCCAACGCCTTTGCCGATAGCAGAGCCAACTACTTGCGTACCTTTCAAAGCGGCAACAAGCGGGTCAACAGCGCGACCAACGGTAGAAACTACTTGCCCAGCCTTGGCAAGCGTGGGAACTTTGGCTAAAGCCGCACCACCACCAGTAGCAATAGAAGATACATCGGCCAACACACCGGCAGGGTCAGTTGCCAAAGCCTCTTTGAAACCTTCCATCGAACCGTATCGTTGTTTGTAAAAATCAGCTACGGCAGATGCCTTTTGGCGGGATTCTTTATCTTCACCAATAGCTTGAACCAAACGCTCAGGAAGTATGTTCTGTAACGCGCCAGCGCCAACATCAAGCAATCCCTTTGCGGTTTGCATAGGACTAGAAACAGCTTCTACAACGCTTCCACCGAGATTTACAACGGAGGGGATAAAGTTTGCCGCTGCGCCACTAGCAACATCACCCCAAGAGCGTTCTTTTTTTGCTGCTACAGGCGCTTGACGAGAAATGTTTACAACTGGAAGCCCAAAGTCTTGCAACGCTCTATCAACGATTTGTTGCTCATTGATTCCATCTGGAACATTCTCAAACGTATGAGATGTTCCATTGCTAAATTGTACGGATACATTAGCCATATCTATTCCTTACCACTTAGATGAAGTGGGGGCTTGTGGGGCAGAAACATTTGGATTTGCAGGTTGTTGCGGAACAAGCCCAAATCGTCTTTGCAGATTATCAAGAGCCTTCATATTAGCTTCGTAACCGGCAGTCGGGTCAGTTGCTTGGTCAAGCATCAGTTTTAGTTCTGCATTAGAGTCAATCTGCTTGGCGCTCATGCCAGAAGCCTTAACAATAGTCTGCATCAAACCTGGGCGGCTCATGCGAATAACATCACGCGCCGTTGCGCTTTCTGCCCCACCAACTTGGCCTAACCATTGACCAACCCCAGTTGACAAAAGTTTTGCGCCAAGATTAGAACCCCATTTATTTTGCTCGCTAGGAATTGCCATATTTTTGTTAAGAACATCGTACTGAGTACGCAAATCTTGGATTTGTTCATTAACGCCCATTTTTGCATCGGCTTGCGATTTCTGTTCCTTAAACGCTTTTGATGCGGCAGGGGTATAAAGCTGGGAACCTGGCGGCACTTGGCTTTGTGGCATCGTAATAGGCTCGCCTTCTGGCCCCATAATTGTCAAATTGCGTTCTGGGCGATTACCAGCGGCCAAACTGGCGCTAAATTGAGCCAAATCTTTACGTTCCAAGAATCGTTCTCTGGCTTGTTCTTCGCGCCACAAACGGTCAGCAGCGCGTTCTTCTGCTTTAGTCAGTCGTGCTTGACGAGCCGTGTCTTGCGCGCTCCAAATTTGAGCAGCAGCAGGGTCGTAACGGGCAAGTTCCATTACTCGACCAATTTTTTCTTCTTCGGTCAACGGACGGAACTTAGGCTGCGGCGCTTGTTGCATAACAGCAGGGTTAGCCATGCTTTGTTCGGTTGATGGTTGCTGACGACCTGCCAGTTGTTGAATCTTATTCAGTTCCGGTTGAACAGCAGCAGGGGTTTGGCCTTCTGCCATACCTTCCAAGCGGTTAAATACCACCGGCTTTTGTTCCTCTGGAACTTCCACGCCTTGACCAAGTTCGCGCAACAGACGGGCGGTTTCGGCCTTCTTTTCTTCGTCAATCTTAGCGCCCATGTAAGTACCAAGACCCATCTGCAATGCGCTATTGAGGTTTTGGCTCCACGAAGGCGGTACATACCAACCGCTGACCATTTGACCTTGCGGTTGATTCATGCCTTGCGAACGGAGTAGTTCAGCCAAGCGAGTGCGCTGGTCGCCACCTACTCGCTCAACATCGTATAAACGGGAAAATTGGTCAGCCATGTTAAATCTCCAAAGCCTCGCGTATGGCGCTGTCTAGCTGTTCCTTACGGGCGAGAAACTGCTTGTGCAGTTCGGGGTGGTTTTTCTCACGATATAAGGATACATCTTTTGTATCCTTTTGGTAAGCGGTGCAGTCAAAACAATCTAAAGAAGTATGTTTTAAGTGGAAATGTGCGGGTAATTCTATGTGTTTTGATATGTAACTCAGAACTTCAAATGAAGTCCATTCTTCAATCGGTTGCAGATAAGTCAATCCGTCAACAGAATCTCCGTCTTTGGAAGTTGACCTATGCGACTCGTCATTTCTTTGCCCACGGATTAAATGAGTTATTCCATAGGCTTTAGCCGCATCGTTTAGCTGTTTGGCAATGTTTTCGTAGCAGCATTGCATATATGATTGAATCATTACCGGCTTTTCGCAGGTATTTGATTGCCCAAATCGAGTCCATTCAATCGGAACTACGTCAGCAGGGATTCCCCAATAATCATTTTGGCCTTGGCGGTCAGAAATGATTTCAATAAAGTTTGGGCTAATACTTTTGGCGTATTCAACCAGCTTTAGCGTTTCGGGGTAAATCTTTCCAGTATTGACCCAAAAAACAGTTATCTTGGATAACTGCTTCTTGTGCAATAAAAGGCAAGCTAGTGAATCTTTGCCGCCAGAAAAGGCAAGCCCTAGTTTCATTAGTATGCGGTAGCCCCTGCCATTGCAGCCGTACCTGCCAGACCCATCAGGCCGCTTGTCTGAGCAGAACCGGCAGCTTGTTGTGCGTTATACAGACCTTGATTGTATTGACCTTGAGCCGTAGCAGCACCCAGAAGGTCTGGGCCACTCCAAGTAGCTAGCTGACCTGGGGCAGATTGACCAACTTGCGGTTGATTGGCAGATTGAAGCTGCGAACCAGTACGAACAGCGTTAAGAATGTTAATGGGCTCTTGACGCAGCGTTTGGGCTTCGCTAATTTGCTGTTGGCGACCACCAAGGGCTTGTTGATAAGCCTGTTGTGCGCCGGTAAGACCTTGCAGATAAGCCTGATTTTGGGCTTGGCCGTAGATATTCTCACGACTTGCTTCTGCTTCTTGCATTGCTGCGTTCCACGCTTCGGAGCCACGAGTAATACCTTGGTTAGCCAGTTGATTCTCTAGACTTGCTTGTTGACGTTGCAGACGCGGTTCAACATAGCGCATGGCATTTTGATAAGCGGCATCAGAGGCAGCAGCTTGAATTTCCCCAGGAGTTCCAACAGCTTGCATGCCTTCAAACGACAGCGGCTTATTAAGTGCCTGTTGCACATAGCCTACGCCTTGTTGCCCAACATCTTGCAATGCAGCGTTCATCGCCACATCTTTGTTGTAGGCGGCTTGTTGCTCTGGGCTAAGAGTTACAGTTTGAGAATACTGCGGAGTACCATCTTGATAACCACGCACCGAATACTCAACCGAACCTTGCGGCGTGTATTGGTTAATCATGTTACCGGCTTGTGCAGCAATAGCGGCTTCTTTATTACCGGCAGCAGTAGCTTGAGCGGCGCCAGTATAGTCAGGAGCCGGAGGGGGCGAAGAACCTTTACCGCCGCCGCCTTCATAAGTCATGCGTTTACCAATGGAACGGAAAGCCATTTCTGGCAGCATATCAAAGTGGTTATACCGCATACTTCTTCTCCCGAATGAAACGGCAATCAGCCTTCTTCATCGCAAATAAAACTAAATCACCGCCATCATCGTGCATCCCTTCAAGACGATGCACTTCCTTGAAACCTAAGTTCTGGTCGTATTTCATAGCATCTTCGTTGTTACTATTCACAACTCCAAGCAATGTTTCTACGCCAGCTTTGTTAAACGCATAGTCAAACACGGCAAAAAGTAGTTTTCGCGGTGTGTATTTCTTGTTGAAATTTACCACATGAATCTGGCAAGTTTTACCAAGAAATGAATCAAAGCCTATACACCATTCGATTACTTGCGTTTCTGGGTTTGCCCAGAAGATAGCTTGCAAGTCTTTAGTTGGTTTGACGTAGATTTCTTTTGATAAGATTTCCGCGGCAAGTTCTTTTAGTTCCGGCGAGTTTGAGCCGACCAACATGGTATAAATCCTTAATTAGTTGTTTGAATTATCACGCTTACGAAGGGCTTTGGCAAGTTTCTTACCTTTGTCTGCTTGGTTAAATTCTTGTGCTACTGATTGAGGAATACCGGCTTTCTTGGCAAATGCGGCATCGTGCGCGGCATAAGCCATGAATCTACGCTGTTTATCAGATGTGCTAGGCATTAGATGTTACCCCCTGCTTCGCCCATCACATCCATTGCGTATAGGCGCACATCAGATTGATTGGTACGGAACTGAATGTGGAAAGCACCCCAATATCCAATACCTGTCAGATTCTTCCATTCGCGGCGAATGGTTACAGCGCCGCCATAGGTATCTGCACCATAGGTTGCAGTTCCGTAAATAGCTACTGTAGTTTCACCCTTAAACGGAAGCCCAACCGGTACAGGATTGAGGTTAAAGTCAATCTCCATCCGACCGCCATAGGTAATATCAGCGGTAGAACCAAGAATGATTCGCCCCATAGTCCAACGCTTTAATTGACTGACAGAACCAAAGTTTTGGTATGCCGGAAGAATGTCGGCAGTAATATCTGCGCCGTCATCGGCTTGTGTTTTCCAAGCCTGGGCAATATATCCATCAGAACCGAAGTAAAGCAGGTCGTTAGCCATATACCAGCAACGAGCATTTAACCCCGTCCAGCGGCTCCAAGCCCCTGATATGGTGTTCATTACATATTGATACGATGTTGACTCATTTACCGGAATGTTGACCAACAGCATATTGTTGGGTGGGTATAACAGAATATCCCACCCTTGGTTTGATGCGTAAGTAGTCGTGTCTAGTGCAAGCTGCGGTTGAATCTTGTCGCTTAACTGTAGCCAAGTGTTCACACGGCTAGACATGAGCGATTTGCTCATCTGAGCAATACCATCTTTGTTGATGATTAAAAGGTCGCCGCCATACTTACAGCTATGCCCTACAGAACCAGTAGGTGTGCCGATATAAAATACACCGGTCAAAGTCCAAGTAGAAGCAGATGCGGGGTCAGTACCCGAATAAACCGCTACTTCGCCCTCAGTCGTAAAGACTACAAAATAATCATCTAGTCCTGTACCGGCATCTAGCGACCAAGTATCAATCTTGACGATATGCCCACCCTTGCTAAAGATTGGGGCAAAGTCAAACGATTGTGCAGCGCCAGAAATAGAATCTGTTGGCAAGTAATACGCTTTAAGCGATTGGTCTTGCACAAACCACAATCTGCGCTTATGCGAGATAACGTCTAGGAAAACAGTATCAGGAACGCCGGTAATGGCATACGGACTTGAACCGGTCGTTACTGTGTGCCAAGTTGTTCCGTCATACAAAATAGCATCATCAGCATTGTTTACATAGTACGAGAAATACCCCCCCGAAGTGGCAAAGTGGCAATGCTTAAATTCTGCGCTTGTCAGACCAGTAACCAAAGCGGTAGGCGTAGCGCCTTCAACGCTTACATCCAGCAATCGAGCGTCTGAACCGGTATCAACGCAAGCAATCAGCAGTTCTTCGCCGGATGCAGCATCATAATCCACGATGGTTTTACATACGCCATCAAACTCAGCCCATTTTGAATAACCCTTTCGGATTTGGATTTCAGAAGGAAGGCAAAATACGTTATCCAGAATAGGAGCATAAGTTGGCTCCATGTTCGGAAGCGGGTCGCGCACATTCCACCCACCAATCGGGGCAGGGATAGATACGATATTGGCGACTTTTTGTTTAGCTGGCATATCAACTCACCTGGACAACAGTCAAAATAACCGAT